CCGGCTCTTCTGTTCCTGGTGGCAACGCTCCAGTCGCCATCGTATCAGGAGAAGGTTCCTCCCCCATCGGTGCAAAGCCCTCACCTGGTGGCTGCTGAGACTCCATCTGTTCGGCTTCCATCGCTAAGTCTCGCATGAGAAGAAGATCAAGTAGCTTAACAACAAGCTTTTCTTTATCCACATTAGGAGCTTCCATAAGAAGCGGGAGGTACTGATTGATATTTCGAAGCTGAATTAGACGATGGTTTTCCGTAGGGGAATAAGCAATCGCTTCATAATCGTACTCAAGCGGACCCTGCTCGACAGCATCGTTGAGATTTCGTAGCTTAAGGGCTTCACGGTTAGCTTCAATTACTTTTGAACTATCTGTCAGCCGGATTGGAAGTTGGCTATCAGCAGGTAGAAACTCGTCATAAAGAGAGATGACTGCTTCAGAAGCCCACTGAATGATGTCTTCTAGCTTCCGAATACGTCGCCCATTCCGAGTTCGCGTTGCTGTGTCAGCTAAAGCTACCTCGGTTGCTACATCTGTAACCCCGACCACCCCCCGGCTATACTGGGGTATGCCTAGAACAAACTCAATAATCTGTACCGCACGCTCCCGCATCTTATCAAAGCCTGGTTGGAGTTGAGGAGAGGGTGTGGTGTGGATCAAATCTCTCAAGGGAGCATTGGCTGTGCCCGCTATTTCAATCAGAGAGCCTGGTTCGGTTGCGTTACGTAAGGCATTCAGTATCATTTCAGGATTATCAACAAGCCCTGTATTAACCATCATCACTGGAATACTTGACTGGGCATGCCAGAGTTCAAGCGTATCTAGCTCGTTGAGCCTCTCTTGAACGGAAGCAATCAATTTCACGTCGCTAAGGCCACCCAAGTCCAACATATTATCGTTGAAAGTTAGACAAATAAAAGGATTACGAACCCACCGATAAGGAAGCTCGCCTTCGAATAAGGGCTCATCCGAATCATCTAGGAAGTGGTAATACTTACCTGCTCCTTCAAAATCATAGAATTCATAAACAGTTACCCATTCATAAACCTCTTTAGAAGCATCATTAAACAAAGACTGCCGAGTAGTATAGTCACGTAACCAACTAGGATACCCACCAAACGAAGCCTTATCGGCAACCTTTGAATTGTAGCGTCCATCTTTTTTGCCCCTACGTTTCTTCCTCTCTTCGAATTCGGTCTTAGTTAAAACCGTAACCTCGACAAGATAGCGAATATCTTCCCATCGATGAGCGGACATATCGAAGAAAATGAAACGAGGGTCAACTGAGAAGAAGTCGGGAGATTGACGCTTGAAGTTCCAAACTGCTTTCAAGAAAGCACGACCGCAAATTGCAGTATGAGAAGACATATTCCAGAGGATAGTGTGCATCTTCAGCCGATTGAAGGCATCATTGACTAAAGCTTCCCGGTAATAAGCAGCTTCTCGAAGCTTGTCTCGACGCGCATTCACAGTGATCTGCGGGTTCGTAGGGCAGACATTCGCGATCATCGTATCGATGTAAGCATAAGGATAGTTTGTTTCTAAGGTTACGTCCTCGTTCGTTTCGGTAAAGGTACTCGCCCCTTGGGGGAGGTCTTCTTCCATATTCCCCCAGAACTCACCTACATACCAAGACCGATACTTATCCCATTGATTGCGTTCACGACGCATTTTAGCTTGGTGGGTATCGATGATCCCACGAATCTGCTGGCCTGTTAGTCCCATTATTTCTTACTCCTACTTAGCTCGTTCAGCTTTTTTGTTAGTTCTTCTAGCTGTTTCCCACTTAGCTCTTTGCTTGGATCATATCCAAGGGCTACAAAGGCTTTTTCAAAATTACCCAGCATAGTTTCCGTGGTAGTTTTGATATTCTTTTCATTAAACAGGGCCAACTCTGCTCGATCTAGATCACTAAGAGTATAAGTATCTCTAGCATGACTGCCTTCCCACCTGCCTAACCGTTTCCTCTCGGGTGGTATGGGATCGCGAGCTTGCTCAAGCCCCCCAAGAGATGCATGCCTCCTATCTCGATCTGCTAACTCTCCCGACATAACTCCTGTCCTATCCCTCACTGGCATCCACGAACCTGGGTCGATCTCTTCGGGGTACACATCGAGGCTTTTCCTCATTTCTCTCTGAGAGTGAGTACCACTTGCAGGGAAGAGACGGTTTATGAGACTTTCTCGTCCCTCCTTGGTTAGGCCCAACCAGGTCTCCGGGGTCACTGGGATGCTCTCATCCCAACGCCACATCATACTCCTACCCTGTTCAGCGGCTGTCCGATTCCACTCTTTAAGACTTATAACATTTCTATTTTCCCAGGGAGCGGGGCTTCGTTGATGGATTTTGTGATTACGTTTCTCTATCTCCAATCTAGTCCCCCTATTTGCCAATGTGGACTTCTTGCTCGCAGCGAATTGGCGCTGACTCTTCTGCTGTTGCTCCGCATGAAAACCTGGACGATCCCAAAAACCTGTAACACTGGAATCGTCTGCCCTCTCCCACGGGCTCTCATCGTAAGACCAACTCCCGTCTTTAGGGTCTTGCCTCCAACCGGGTTTCCGTTCCAAACGACTAGTCAACTCAACACGATCTCTAGCAGTCAATGTTCCGCCCGGGTGATTTAGTCTCCCAGCAGCAACAATATCTTCGTCTAACGGCTTGATAACTGGACGGGCAAAAGGTCGATCCACATAATTGCGCATGTATATGTTTCCCCCTCTGCCGCTCCAGATGGATGCGGGGCCCGCCCTATTCCATCTTTCCCCTTCTAAAGCCTTTATCCCAGTTTTTGCTTGGTAGGCTTCGACACGATTGGTTACTTCCTGTAACGCTACCCGCGCTTTGTTGTATGCCTCTTCACCTGCCCATTCATCAGGCACAAACTTCGGGTCCAGCATCTCTTCAAGAGTTGGAGCTTCCGGGATGGGCAGCGCCTCCCTTTCACGACTTAGCCGCAAATAATTCTCTTTTAGTTCTGCATAATTATGAGGGAAATCCGGGTCATAGCCAGGAGGATCTACGAACCGATGCTTCTGTTGTGCATCACGTAATCCATGTCTTACATGAGATCTAAGCTCGCGCCCCAAACCTTCCGCGACATGACGCGGACTTCGGGGACGGTAACCAGCCCTTTCCTGTATCTCCTGCACTAGCCTACGAACTATATTGGGCTTCCAAGGGATAAAGGGTAGAGCAGCTTGTGCGACTTTCCCTGCTCCACCTAATGCTGCGTTCACCGCTACGTCTTCAGCCGCAAACTTCAAGAAGTCTTTTTTGGCCTCATGTGTCTGTTCTGGGCTAAGCATCTTTGATGGGGTTAGAGAACGAGCAGAGGGGGACTCTTCGAGGGTGGGCTTATCCCTGATCATCTCTTCGATAGTAGGTTCCTGTATGGGAGAGGGCTCCCCGCTTGCTCCCGAGGTCATCCGAGATAGGAAGTCTGTATTCTCAAACTCGTTACCGGCTGCAAGCTTATCAGCCTCAAGAGCATTTCTTGCGGCTTGTTCCCGCATTCTTTTAAGAACAAGCTCTTGTGACTCTGCCATTATGCGCTCGCTTTAGACACATTCCTCGCAAATCTAGCCCTCTCTTTTGTTTTCTTAGAGGCGGTTGAGCCCTTAGCTAACGCTTGATCTGCGTACTCTTTTGTTGTCTCCCCACGCTCTTTTGCAGCTTTAGAGAAAGCGCCCACAGTCCCCTTCTTCTTCATCTTATCGGTAGCTTTACCGATCCAATCTTCCTTATCTTTATCTATCGCATTCTTAGCCGCCTTCTCTCGAAGCGCCTTCATTCTTTCTGGCATGACTACCCCCTAAGCGAGTGCGTTCTTAGCTGCTTTCGCAGTAAGTGCTTCAAGATCGAACTCTTCTTCTTCCTCTTCGCCAGGAAGACCCGGACCCGGAGGACCAGCACCTAGCTCAGCGTCAAGAAGAGCCGCTATGTCGTCATCACCCGGCATGGGCTCTTCGATAGCTGCACTTTCTTCAAGCATATCCCCTCCTGGGGTCTCCTCAACAAGCGTTTCTTCTGCTAAAACTTCCCCACCGGGAGGACCAGCAGCCATCTGCTCAAGAGCGTCTAGCCCTTTACGAAAGTAATCAGTAAGTTCGGGTAATGTGTACGGGCCTGGGCCTAAATCTTCGGGCATTATTTCCTCCTACGACGGATACTGCGGTAATTAAATTTGCGGCGTGAATTTGACTCACGTTTTATTTCTTCTTTCCGATATGCTTGGATACGATCGTATGACATATCCTTAAAAAGTACAACATTCTCCAACCCATCCGGAGCAGATGAATCTTTTAAACGACGCGGGCAACGACGTGCAGCTACGATAGCCATCTGTAACGCAGAGATTTTATCCCAGTGATGCCTCTCGCGCCTTCTTTTCCCTGCCCCATCCCCCAATAATATCTCCGCAGAGGCTGCCCGTTCGACCCGCTTATCATGCTTATAGCTAGTTAATTGGGAAACCGTATCTTGATCATTAAAAAATAAATCATCTCGAAGTGCATCTTGGAGGTAGGAGAGCATTTGATCTACCGACTTAGATGTTGCTGTGATACCAGGACGGTAAGCTTTCTCATAATAAAGCTTCTTACATTCCATTTCTTCGAGTAGCGCAATCACGGCTGCGCCCACCCCATTGGATTCAACGGCTACAATCGCGTTGTTGTACTTATGATGGACCTCCATTATTTTCCTCGTAAACGGGATAGGAGTCGTGTGATCTGCATAGCAAGCGACCTGAGTCCACTCCCCATCGTATACTTTGAGCACTTGAAAAGCAGCATGGTCGCGAGCAGCATAGCCAGCAGGGTCCACTCCGATGACATAGATAGCCCCTTCTTGTGGCTGCTCATACTCCATATACGGAGGAACCCACGCGGTTAGGTTAGCTTCCCGATGCCGTTTGAGCAGGCTCGGATGGATAACAGAAATGCTAGAAGCCAACCAGCAAGAGAGATCATCAAACGGGTAATAGACCTGAAACAAATCCGGATTACGACGGATCTCCGGGTCAATATCTAGCATCAAACGAC